AGACCCCCGATCCGAACCGGCCAAAGTACCGCCGGGGAGGTCGAAATAGCGTCAGGCAGGTTCAAACATTGCTCAGGCCCCTCGTTTCGTAGGGGTGTTCGATTGTTCGTCGTCCGCGTGATGCGGCGCAGCGTGATGCTGAGGACGTGGAGATATGACCAGTGGTGGTGCTCGGGCTCGTAGTGGCCCTGCTCCTGATCCGAATGCGCTTCGGCGTGATCGGAAGGACGATAAGGATTGGGTTTCCCTTCCCGCTGAGGGGTTTACGGGTGATGTGCCGGCGTTTCCGTTGGCTGAAGCGCTCGAGGCGGAGGTTGCACTGTGGAATGCGTTGTGGGTGAAGCCGCAGGCGTTCATGTGGTCGCAGCTCGGGCTTGAGAATCAGGTCGCGACGTACGTCCGCAACTTTCTGAAGGCGACGGCGCATGATGCTGCCGTTGGGTGGATGACGCCTGTGCTGCGGCAGGAAGCCGAACTGGGGCTGTCGACCATTGGTATGGGCCAGCTCCGCTGGAAGATTGCTGTTGACGAGCTCGCTGCGCACCGGGAGGAGCCTCAGCGGTCGTCGTCGATGAAGAACCGGTTGAAGGCCGTCAATGGAGACGGTTGACACGCTCGGGGTTGTTGCGGCGTGGATTGAGGCTCACTGTGTCATCCCTGATGGTGATGATGTTGGGCGTCCGTTCGAGTTGGGTTCGGAGCAGTTCGCGTTTGTCGCGAACCACTACCGGGTTCGGGCGGATGTTGAGCGCCGCCGAATCGTGAAGCCCGTTGACGCGTTCGTGTATCGCCGGTCTCAGCTTGTGCGGGCGCAGAAGTGGGGCAAGTCTCCGCTGGTTGCGTCGTTCGTGTGTGCTGAGGGTGTTGGGCCGACCGTGTTTGATCGTCGCGCTGATGGTGGCGAGGTTTACGACTGCCGCGTGTTCGGTTGCGGGTGTGGCTGGGGGACGTCCAAGGGCGTGTTCGAGGCGTACGAGTATGACCCGGGTGAGCCGATGGGGCGTCCGTGGGCGACACCGCTCATTCAGATCACGGCGACGACCGAGGATCAGACGGACAACACGTATGACGCGTTGCGGCCGATGATCGACAAGGGGCCGCTGGCGGATCTCATCACGAAGACGGGTGAGGAGTTCATTCGTCTGCCGGGTGGTGGCCGTATTGATGCGGTGACGTCGAAGGCTACGTCACGTCTTGGTCAGCGCATCACTTTTGCCGCTCAGGATGAGACGGGTCTGTGGTTGGAGACCAACGGGGGCCACAAGCTCTCGAGGACTCAGCGTCGTGGTCTGGCCGGCATGGGTGGTCGTTCGATTGAGACGACGAACTCGTGGAACCCGGCGGAGAACTCGACGGCGCAGCAGACGTACGAGTCCAAGGCGAAGGATATCAACAAGGACTTCCAGCAGCCGCCGGCTGACCTGGACTTCAAGAAGAAGTCTGAACGGTTGAAGATTTTCGCGTTCAACTATCGTGCGGCGCCGTGGGTGTCGGTCAACGCGATCGAAGCGGAGGCGGCTGAACTCCTCGAGACGGACCCTGCTGATGCGGAACGGTTCTTTGGTAACCGGGTCGTGTCGGGTTCGGGTTCGTGGATGGACATGCCGAAGTGGGACGCCCGTAAGGCCGACCCGCCGATCATTGTCGCTCCTCGGACGAAGGTGTGCCTCGGGTTCGATGGGTCGGACAACGACGACTTCACCGGCATCCGCCTCGAGACCCTAGACAAGCACCAGTTCACGCCTGTGTATGGCGAGAAGCGCCTGTCGACGCTGTGGGAGCCGGGGGATTGGTCGGGGCGTATCCCTCGGGCTGAGGTGAACGCTGCGGTCGACGAGCTCGCGAACCAGTTCGAGATCGTTCGTGGTTACTGTGACCCCCTGTTCTGGGAGTCGGAGATTGACGAGTGGGCGTCGAAGTACGGCGAGAAGGTGTTCGTCAAGTGGGCCACGAACCGGATCACTCAGATGCATGCCGCGTTGGACCGGTTTCAGACGGACGTGTACAACGCGGAGTCCGGGTTCACACATGACGGCGACCAGCGTGTGGGGAACCACATTCGTAACGCGATCGTCCGCGCGCGTGCACTGAATCCGCTGACGAAGCAACGGCAGTACATCCTCGGGAAGCCCGAAGAGCACCAAAAGATCGACTTCACGATGTCGTCCGTGCTTGCGCACGAGGCGGTCATGGATGCGATCGCGGACGGTGCGTTGGCGCCTACGCCCGACAACTTCATCTACTACTGACCCCTTGGAGGGCGCATGAACGCGGATGACGCCCGGAAACTTACCCAGCGGATCTACACCCGTCTCAACAACCGTCGTGCGGACATCGACAAGGCGGAGTCGTATTACAACGGCGAGCACCCTCTGTCGTTTGCGACCGCTGAGTGGCGGAAGCAGAACGCGGCCCGGTACGCCGGGTTCTCGGACAACTGGTGCGCGACGGTGGTCAACGCGGAAGCTCAGCGGTTGAAGCCGATTGGGATTGCGAATCTCCCGAAGCGTGCCGGCGCGAAGCTGTGGGACTCGTTGCAGATGAACGAGTTCGATTCGCAGTTCTCGCAGGGTGTGGTTGCTTCGCTGACGGCTAAGCGGACGTTCGCGATCGTGTGGGCTGACTCCTCGGGCAAGCCCCTGGTTACGTTCGAGCATCCGTCGAATGTTGAGATTGAGTACGACTGGGAGAACCCTCGTCTGCGGAGGGCCGCGTTGAAGACGTGGGTGGATGAAGACCTCGAGCTCGCGACCCTGTACACGCCGACTGAGCTGTTCAAGTGGCAGCGGAAGCGTCCGAACGCGAAGCAGGATCAGCAGTCTCAGGCGCTCCAGTCTCGTACTGGGCATGCGGCTGATGGTGGGTGGATTCCGCGTGAGTCCGAGGGTGAGAAGTGGATCATCCCGAACCCGCTGGGTGTCGTCCCGGTGGTGGAGATCGCGAACCGTCCGACGTTGAAGGGTGACCCGCGGTCGGAGATCCAGGGTGTCATGCCCATGCAGGATTTCGTGAACCTGATGTGGGCGTATCTGATGCTCGCCGCGGATTACGCGTCGATGGATGCGCGTGTTCTGCTTGGTGCGGAACCGCCTCAGATCCCCATTCTGGACAACGAGGGCAAGGTCATCGGTTCTCGTCCTGTCGAGATGAAGGATCTGCGTGAGAAGCGTCTTATCGCTGTCACGGGTGAGCATGCGTCGATTGATTCATGGTCTGCGGCGAAGCTCGACATCTTCACGGACACCATCGAGATTGCCGTTGGGCATATCTTCGCTCAGACGCAGACCCCGCCGACATACCTGGTGACGAAGACGGGCATGTCGAACGTGAACGCGGAGGGTCTGAAGGCGTCCGAGATCGGCCTTGTGAACAAGTCTGACGAGTTCATCACTTTCACTGACCCGCAGCTGCGTGAACTGCTGCGGCTGGTCGCTCTCGTTGAGGGTGACAAGAAGCTCGCGGAGCAGGCACGGCTGGCACAGATTGTGTGGCAGTCGCGTGAGATCCGGTCGGAGGCGCAGCTCGCGGACGCGCTCGTGAAGAAGTCTCAGATGGGTTACCCGTTCGAGTACCTGCTCGAGCAGGCGGGCCATTCGCCGGCTGACATTCGCCGCATCTTGAAGATGCGTGAGAAGGAGCTCGACGACGCGCTGGGTGCGGGTGTTCAGGCGGCGGTGCAGGGCGAGATGGGTCTGGTTGATCCTGATGTTGACGCTGCGTGATGTTGCGGTTGAGCATCAGCGGCGCCGTGACTCACTAGCCGACAAGACTTCTCGTCAGGCTCTCCGGTTGTGGCGGTCTATTGATCCTGCGGCGATTGATGCCGGGTGGGACCGCGTTGCACCGCTCCTGACTGGGGTGGTGGCGGCGGCTCAGGTCACGGCGGCTCGTCAGGCTGTCCCGTACACCAATGCGGTGATGGATGCGACGGATGTGGCTCGTGGCGGGCCGTTGCTGGTGCCGGAAGCGTTCGGTGGGGTGTCTCGTGAGGGCCGTTCTGTGGCCCCGGAAATGTTCGCAGCGGTCACTACAGCGAAGCGGCTGATATCGGCCGGGAGCGGGGTTCCTGCGGCGTTCCGCGCGGGCGCGACGGTCATGGCGATCATCGCCAAGACGCTCGTGACGGACGCGGGCCGCTCTGCGGACAAGACACTCTCCACAGGGAAGGGCTACACCCTCTCCGTTCGGGTGGTGTCGGCCGGCGCCTGCTCGAGATGCGCGATCCTCGCGGGAGTCACCGGCTACCGGACGGACTTCGACCGTCACCCGAATTGCCGCTGCACCTCCATGCCGATCCTGGACGGGGATGTTCCTGCCGGGTTCCACGACTCACCCGACTCGTACTTCCAGTCACTCACCGCTGCGGAGCAGGAGCGTGTGTTCACGAAGGCGGGTGCGGAGGCGATTCGCGCTGGTGCTGACCCCGTGAAGGTGGTCAATGCTCGCCGCGGGGCGCTTACGTCCACCAAACGGCCCAACGGGTCGTACATGCGCGCGTCGTTGCGGCCGGTGCAGATCGGTCGGAAGGCTGATGGGTCGCCTCTCATGGTCTATGCGACCCCGGAAGGCACGACGGCACGTTCTGCCTGGGCTCGTGCGCAGAACGACCTGTACAAGACCGGCGATCAGCGGTACCGCCGCACCCGGACGCTGCGCCTGATGCCCGAGCAGATTATGTCGATGGCGTCGACCCCTGAGCGCGCCGTCGAACTGCTCAAACGGTACGGCTACCTGTACTAACAACTTCCCGCGCGATGCGGCGAATCACCCCGTTTGGGGTGGCATCTGGCCCCGTGATGGGGCCTTTTCTATCCCAACTAGGAGTGATTCCACATGACTGAAACCGAAGAGGTCGAGACGACCGAAACGGATCAGATCGAAGAAGTCGAGTCTGAGGAG